CTATCGGCGATGAGCTGGAGCAATGGCTCATGAACCAAGATGATGAGGACAAGAAGAAAGATGACGGGGAGGGAGGTGAATGACCGTGCCAATCGCAACTAGAAGTGGCCATCGCCAGGTAAAAGAGACAGGTGAAGGTGGCGTGCCGAAGTTTTCGTTCTGGCTGTTCATCGAGGCGCTGCAGGACGCGAACAATGGCGATGGGATGTCACCACTGGCGCTAGCCAATGAGATGGGTGCCAGTCACGAGGCTGTCGCCAGATGGATGGCCGGAATCGCTGTCCCCAAGCCCGGGTACCTCAAGCAGGCAGCTAGAATCCTGCACAAAGATATCGAAGATTTTTACGAGTAAGTATAGCGCTCTGTCAAATAGTACGCTATACTCCCGGTAAGGCAGAAAAACCGAACAAGGAGGAGAAATGCCAGCACGAGCCCGTGCCACCAAGTCCACCCGTCGCCAGTCCGAGCCTGAGCCTGAGGTCGAGCCGGCCAAGGCCGAATCCAATGGTGAGAAGGACTTCACCGCCTACGCCGACAAGGAAATCACTACCACGATGGAGGCGTTCGCGGACTTCCTGATCGATGAAGTGTACGAGGGCGAACTGCCTGGGGACTTCGATGAGGACTCGTTCCGCAAGGGCGTGTCCCTCGGCGGCTCAGTCCGCATGGACTTCCAGCGCTCTGACTACTGGGCTGAGCACCCTCTCAACCGGAAGAACAAGGAGCCGGAAGAGGATGAGGAGGAAGAGACGCCAACCCCGCGCCGCAGCGGTCGCGCCTCGCGGCGTCAGGCTCAGGCCGAAGAGACACCGGCACCTCCGCGCAGCAAGCGCAGGGGCAAGGCTGCCCCTGAGCCCGAGCCCGATGACATTGAGGACGAGGAAGAGGAAGACATCGAGGACGAGCTGGAGGATGAGGTGGAGCCCGAGCCCGAGCCCGCCAAGCCCGCCCGCCGGTCCCGTCGAGGCACGGCTGCCGCCAAGAAGGATGCAGATACCGACACCGCAGAAGAGCCGGCAACCCCACGCCGGTCCCGTCGCGGCGGCAAGTCCGCCGAGGCAAGCGGTGCTGCGCCTTACTAGCAGCAGTCGAGCGGACGCGCCTGGTACCTACCCGCCAGGCGCGTCCGCGCAATAGGCGAACCCCTGCCTGGTATTGACGGTGAGGCTCTCTGAATGCGCGCGGGATGGTATCGACCCCATCATCCCCGACTAAGCACAACCTCCCGAAGAATCGCCAGGCAGGGGTTCCCCATTTCTAGGAGGCAAAATGTTTAGGCCTGATTGCCTGTGTTGGTGTCAAGTAAGGCCAATTGTCTGTACGCTGGCTTGCTGTAGCTGCATTATCCATGACCACAACCAATCTGAGCCTTTGGAGGCAAAATGTCAGTCAGCTGGTCTCGCCGCAAGCGCGAGAAACCCGACCACCCCGACCACGCTCGCATAGTAACGGGCGTAGGTATCGACTCCGGTACGATTACCGGCCGGGTCGTAGGCTACCGGCGGGCTCATCCGGCCCCCTACGCGCCCCCGGACGGCGAGCAAGAGGACGACGTTATCGAGCCAACAGCCGTCTTCGAGCCGGGTCAGATACTACCTGACTGATCCAACGTAGAGATCACGGTGGAATACCATGACTGATATACTTACACTAGATGAGCTGCACAAGATGGAGATGAGACAGCTGTCCCATGAGCGCGGACGTGATCCCGACCCTGCCTCTTGGCGCTGGAGCCCATCCGACATTCGCATCTGGGATGGAATGCTCAAGATAGCGTACCAGTACTACAGGCGAACTGACTCGCACAGCAAGGGTCCAATCTCAATCTGGGAGGCCGGCAGCGGCATCGGCACCAAGCTCTACAGGGCCAAGCATGAGTACAACATGATGGAGTACGGCTTTGAGAAGTTCGACTACTATATCGAAGCTGCGCGGAAGCTGGGCGTGGCCTGCGAGCAGCGCGACCTCAGTGACCTCGAAGACCAACCGGCCTGGGAAGTGCCGGACATAGTTTTCACCGCACGCCCGTTCAAGGATGACCTCCTGGAGAACAAGTGGGAGAACCTCGTCCAAGACCAGATGCGTCCCGGCGCTGTACTGATCTCTACGTTCACAGCCCGGAAACCGTATGGCTGGACAGTGCTCTACCGCGCTACATTTAGGGGTGTCTGGGTCAAGCCGATGGCACCATCGCCCGAGCCCGAGAGCGTGCAGAGTAGCGTTATTAAAACGTTACCGATTCCCTCCCCGCGCGGTAAACCTCCCCGCTAGGTTAGGCGTCGAACTAGTAGACGGGGAAAAGGTCCTTGTCCAAGGGAGGAAAGGGACAATATGTCCAACAAGTCCAAGTGGATCACCGGAACGCTGCTCGCGGCAGGGCTGACGCTCTCCGGCACCACTGCAGCAATGGCCGGGGTCACGCCCAGTCCGTCGCCTTCGCAGCAGACTCAGACGCCGCCGCAGTACCAGAACCACCACAAGGTACGAGCCCAGCTCTGGCAGTTCGACTTCTCCAGCGTCGGCACCGACGGTCTCGCGTTCAACAACGTCAGGGGCACCGGCGCGATCCCGATGACGCGCTGGCAGGAGACGGACAACAGCCCGTTCACCAGCACGTTCTCGCTCGGCGCGAACAGCGTCACGATCCTGCACCCCAGGCTGCCGATCCCGGTCATCAACCTGCGGACCTGCACCGCTACCTTCGACCAGGAGTCCAGCTTCAGGGTCATCAGGGGTACCGGCACCGGGGCCAACTTCCGCGTCGTGCCCGGCACAAGTGACTACATCCTGCGCGGGACGGTCTCACTTGACCTCGTCCAGAAGCGCTACCACCGCGTGTCGGTCTGCCCGCTCTCGCGGGTCAGCCCGTTCCTGCTGCGCTTCCTGATCGAGCACAACCTGCCCGTCGCCGGCCAGTTCCCGTCGCTACAGGACTTCGACGCCCAGGGCAACGCGCAGCTCGTTCGGGTCCGTCCGCTGGTCATCCCGACCCCCACCCCGACCGGTCCAGGTCACTTCTTCCAGACCAACAACCCGACCGTCAACCCGAACCCCGACAACAGCCTGTCCGCCTAGCGGATAGCAGGCCCTAATCGCAGGGGCGTCCAGCTACTGACCCTGGGCGCCCCTGCTCCAGTGCAAGACCCATACCAGGAGAACAAGTGTTCAACTTCAATCCAACCGGTTCAAGCAATTCCCAGATCGCCCTGGAGAATGCTGACATGGAGCGCAACAAGGTGATACCAATCTATGTCCAGGTATTCCTGGCATGCGCTCCTATGAGGCGGTTCATGTAACACAGAAGCCTGTCTCGGGGGCATGGGCCCGGTAGTGTCGAGGTGACTACCGGGCCCATCCGCATTTCTAGAGCCCTATAGACTTTCCGGCGTTCGTACGGTAGGCTTTACCGTAGGCGGGTAGTCTAGGCAGGAGTAATCAATGAATGATGTACCAATCATCAGCAACAGTGAGCGCAATACGTTCGGCAGGTGCCCACAACGCTGGTGGTGGTCGTACATCGATGGCCTCCGTCCCAAGGCAAGGCCCGCCGATGCACTCTGGTTTGGCATCGGAATTCATGAGGCCCTTGCGCTCTTCTACAATAAGGGATTTGATCGAGGCCCAGTTCCGGCAAAGACATGGAAGCTATGGGTTGGCGATGAGATAAGGTATATCAAGGCCAACTACGCTGACCATGACCGGGAATGGTTTGAGCAGCCTGTATACGAAGAGGCAGGCGAGCTAGGTCAGGCAATGCTCGACGCATATGTCAAAGAGTATGAAGATGACCCGTACCTAGAGGTCCTGGCCGTCGAGCAGCCATTCGAGCTAGAGCTTGTACGCGATGATGAGGTCATCGCTATCTTCATCGGTATCTTCGATGGCGTCGCCATCGACCACTGGTGGAATAACATGGTCCTCCTAGAGCACAAGACTGCCGGGACCATCAAGACGATGCACCTGGGACTAGACAATCAAGCGGGCTCCTACTTCTCGGCCGCTACCATCGTGCTACGTCATCAAGGCATCATCGGCCCCAAAGACTCCATCGACGGTATCAAGTATAACTTTCTACGCAAGTCTAAGCCTGACGAGCGTGAGCGCGATTCACGAGGCCAGTATCTCAACAAGAACGGCGATGTCAGTAAGCGCCAGCCCTCCAAGGCATTCGTCCGTGAGTTTGTGGACCGTCACCCGCGCGAGGTCGGCAGCCAGATGCGACGGCTAGCCAATGAAGTATTCGTCATGAACAAGGTCCGCAACGGCGAGCTACCCGTCAACAAAGTAGTCAATGACATGTGCACCTACTGCCAGTTCTTCACTATGTGCACGATGCACGAGCGCGGAGGCAGCGCATGGAAAGAATACCGAGACGCAATGTATACACGAGCCGAGCAATCACCGCTACGCAAGTCAGCTGCAGAATAGGAGCAGGAGCATCATGCCAACCAGGCGTCCATCAGCACCGCGTCGGCGAGCGCGGAGCAGCACAGGGCAAGGCGACGGCGACGGCACAGTAAGTACTCTCCATGCTATACGCAACCGCCCCAAGATTACTGTCAATCCAGAAGAACTCGCTGACTTCAACGAGTCATTCAACTGGTGCATATACGGAGACAGCGGCGTCGGCAAGACGGTGTTCGCCTCATTCGCCCCGCGCGGCTATATTCTCAGTACTGAGAAGGGCGTCATATCAGCCAAGCGCGTCGGCTCCAAGGCCAAGCTGCTCCGGGCACCGACATGGGATCACGTTGAGGCCGACATTGAGTGGGCCGACAAGAACCTTACCGTCCAGGACGTGCTCATCGTAGACAGTGTCACGAAGATGCAGGATATGGCCCTTGACTGGTGGCTCGGTATCCAGCATGACGAGAACGCCGCGCGGGACCGAGACATACCGCAGATTCAGGACCATCAAAAGTGGCAACGCATGTTCATGAGATTTGTCAACCATCTCATCGACGCTCATTTCAACACGATCTTCGTCGCAACGGCAATGCGCAAGGAAGATGAAGAAGGCGACGACCTAGTGCTGCCGAACATCGTCGGCAAGGACTACGCCATAGCGCAGAACTTCTGTGCGGCCATGGACATCGTGTCCTGCCTCCGCGTCAAGAAGCGTAGTGACATGGATGCTCCGCGCGAGTCCATCCTAATCAACGACACGTTCCCGCCGTACTTCGCCAAGGACAGGTTCAACGTCCTGCCTCGATGGGAAACCATACCGGACGGCGAGGTAGCAGAAGGCGATGATACAGAGGGGAGGTATGACTCCATAGCAGGAATGATCGAAGACATTCTGGCGACATCACCAGAAGAGCGCAAGGCGGCAAAGGCAGGAAGGCAATAGGAGGGACATAACATGGTACGCATGAAGCTCAGCAAGGAAGAGTTCGACCCCAAGGCACTCGACGTCAAGGTCGAGAAGTCAACATTCAAGAGGTACAGTGGCGAGATACCCAGCAATGGCACTATCCTCATCTTCCGCGTGACGCGGATGTGGTGGACCCAGTCCAGGGCCGGAGATTCCCAGATATACCTGATGGCGTTCGCCGAGCAGAACAAGGGGGCGCTCAAGCAGTTCAACGGGCTCCCCGTCCGTGAGCGCCTTACGTTCATACCCGACGCCGCATTCAGGTACCAGAACTTCCTGCAGAACTTCGGCCTCACCACCAAGGACATCTTCAACAAGATGGATGTCGAGCCAGAGCCCGACAGCATCGGCGACATCATCAACTCGATCGGAGGTTGGGTTGTCGGCAGCGACGACGCACTCTGCAGGATTGCTGTCGTCCGCGACCGCTACGACCCGGACGAGCTGAAGGCCAAGGTCGACAAGGACGGCTGGCTGCCTCTCGATGACAAGGACGAGCTGGACGAGGACATCGACGATGAAGACGAGGATGAAGATGAGGAGGACGAGCCACCCGCACGCCCTACACGTCGTGGGCGTACTACCCAGGCCCCGGCCCGTGGGGCAAAGGCGGCTTCCTCCCAGCGCAAGGCAGACCCTGACGAGGACGAGGACGATGAGGAGGATGATGACATAGATGACGAAGCAGAAGAAGCAGAGGAAGAAGAGCAGGACGAAGAAGACGAAGAAGATGAAGAGGAAGAGCCGCCAGCGCGAACAAGCCGTCGATCCCGTGACACGGGCCGAGCTGCCTCCACTCGTACCCGTCCTGCCTCGACTGGACGCCGAAGCCCTGCAACGTCAGGTCGCAGCAATGGCGAACGTACTCGCGCGTCTTCCGCGCGTACTGACCGTACCGTCGGGCCCAAAGGCTCCAAAGGCTCCAAAGGACGGGACGAAGTCGACGACAATGAGCCACCTTTCTAAGCCACCTAAGGATTGAAGCTCTAATCCTCCGGCTTAGGCTACAAGTCTCTCAAGAACTCAAACGCAGAAAAGACAACTAGCTCCCTGCCCGGTGCTCCCAGCCGGCCAAGGAATCCGGGCCTTAAATTGCGGGCGTGCCGGGCAGGGTTTAACTGGAGGGATCATGCGGATCGCGGTTATCGGTTGCGGACCAGCGGGACTAGCGGCGGCCCATGCAGCACACGGACTCGGCGCGGGCGTGACTATCTACTCGCCAGGTGAGAAATCACCGCAGCGTGGACCGCTAGTGCTACAGCGGCCAATACCCGCGATCTCCACCGACCACCCAGACGGTTACATCAAGCAGCTCGTCATCGGCGGTAGCATCCTGGAATACCGGTACAAGCTATACGGTGACATTAACGTCAGCATACAGGGCAATATCCTACAGGAGGGCTACCACTGCTGGAAGTTCATCGAGACGTACGACAAGCTCTGGGACCTGTACATGGTGCCGGGCAAGGGCCGGGCGGCTCACGTTACAATAGAAGTCAGCTCGAAAGAGATTAGCTGGATGGTACACGAGTTTGACCTCGTCATCAATACGGCTCCGCTCAGGAACCTATGCTACAAGGGCCATACCTTCCGGCACAAGGCAGTCGAGATCACAATGGAGCACTCATATCCGAACCAGCCCGAGGACACCACCGTATTCAATGCCGGCAACCTCTACCCGTGGGTGCGGTCGGCGTGGCTGCTCGGCAACGAATGCACCGAATGGCTCCCAGGTACGGTACCGGACGGACTAGAATCTATCACCATACGCAAGCCGATCAGTCACGACTGCGACTGCTACCCGGATATACTACTCACTGGGCGGTTCGGCGCATGGCGCAACGAAACGTGGGTAGACACCGCATACTACGACACGCGTGACGCAATCGTCTCCATGCTGCGACGGAGCGGCTGGGACAGAGTTCAATAGGAGGAACCATGGCAACCTGTGGAACATGCGGCGGTAGCGGCAAGGTCACTACCACGGTAACAAACCAGAGAGGGCAGAAGACTCAAATAGAGGTGGCATGCCCGGCCAACTGTAAAAACGGCCGGGTATAGCAGCAACAAGAAAAGGCAGGACACGGAAATGGAAAAGCAGACAACCAGCATGGAACTGGGCCGGCAAACTACTTTCGGCGCGGATGTAATACCAGAAGCTCTACACAGTCGGCAGACATCCAGGAGCATCATCGACACAACCTGGCACGGCACCCGCAACCTCAACAGCCGCCGACTCACGCAGGACATGCGCCGTACACGCTCACCTAGCGACAACGGAATGGTGCAGATCGGTACCGACATGATCGAGGTCATCATCGCCCAAGACTTCGATGACAAGGTGCTGGATAACATCTCGCGCTGGGCTCAGTCGGCCGGTTCTGGAGCACCGCCCGAGCTGATGGATCAAAAGGACATGACGGAGCCATTCGAGGGCGGCCTCGCAATGCAGAGCCTCGACGACATCGTCGTGCTCTTCGCCGTCCGTGGCGTCAGCAGGGTCTGTACGCATCAGCTCGTCCGTACTCGCAAGGCAGCGTTCAAGCAGCAGTCACAGCAAGACACCTGGCAGGGCGACATGCCAGAGTTCAGAATGCCAGAGTCGGTCTGGATCAATCCGGCGCTCCGCGCGGAGTGGATTGCCGTGATGATCGAATGCCACCGTGTCTACAATCTGGCGATCGACGCTGACGTCCAGTACAAGGACGCGCGGTACATTCTGCCGGAGGGCACGACAAACTTCATACTCTGCGAGTACCCTCTCAAGGTGTTCATGGACACGTACGCCTACCGAGCCTGTGTTATGTTCCAGGAGGAACTGGTCTGGGTGACGCGCGAGATGGGCAGGCTCCTTGTCGAGTCTCACCCGTACCTGGAGCCGTTCATCAAGATCAGCTGCGAGAAGATTCACAAGTGCACATTCCAGGGACCGGAGCGCGTCGAGGAAACATGCAGCTTCCCCTGGGCCCTGGAAGACAACCGAACCTACCGGCAGCGCAAGAGCGGATTCGACAAATGAGCAGGGGCAACGATGAGGTATGGACCGAACGGCATCGTACGTACAATGAACGGCACGGCGAGGAGCCTACCAACGAACCAATGTCCGGCCTACCGGATGATGACAAGTCAATCAAGCAGCTAAAGCATGAACTACAAGCTACTGTTCGCGGCGACGATCAATGGCGTCATCCTGACGTGTTCGATGACATAGACATCGAGCCGGTCAACATGGTCGCGCCGACGCCCGAGATATACAAGCACGCACATGCGTTCATGGCGGCAGTGTTCGGGGAGGAACAGTACACACCCGACTCGATCGGCCAGCTAGTCGAAGTGTTCGTGCCGTGCCTCCGCATAATGGTCGAGCGCGGGTATGAACCGACCGGTGCACTCTGGCGTAAGGCGGGCGTCCTCGGCATCATCTGGGACGTGCGCAAGAAGTTCGAGCGGCTCTGGTTCCGAACCTGGACACAGGGTAAGCGCCACGACGACAGCGGCTTTGACCTGATCAACTTCGTCGGGATGCTTCTACGCGCCGATCCAGACAGCAGGTTCGGGGATGCAGGCGAACCAGCCCCGCCAGAGGCAACGGAGAAAGTGTTGTGATCACAGACCGGGAACTGTACCTCGACCTGCTCAAGCGTACACTGACCGGCGCGGTCTACGAGGACCCAGCCATACCGGTGAGATGGCGGCCGCAAAGCTACTACAGCGAACAGGTCCGTGCTATCGGCAGGGACTGGCCGCTCAACGCCCACACTATGATCGGCATCAAGAGGCTGGAGAACCTCCAGTACTGTATCGAGACAGTCATCGATGAAGAAATACCAGGCGACTTCATCGAGACAGGCGTCTGGCGAGGAGGTGCATGCATTTTCATGCGTGGCATACTCCGCGCGTATGGCGTCACGGATCGTGCTGTCTGGGTCGCGGATTCATTCGATGGGTTCCCAGCGCCGACACGGAACGACGACGAGATGTTGGCTTCCCAGCCAGAGCAATCTCACCTCGCCGTGCCACAAGCTGATGTCGCACACAACTTCGATCTGTACGGGCTCCTGGACAATAGAGTACAATTCCTGCCGGGATGGTTTTCGCAAACCCTGCCTGGCCCGGTCGATCAGCTTGCCGTGCTACGGCTAGACTGCGATCTATACGAATCTACCATGGACGCGATAGTGCCGCTCTACCCGCTGCTTTCACCGGGCGGCTTCTGCATAGTCGACGACTGGAACGTCCCGATGTGCAGAGAGGCCATGAACGAATACCGGGATGTCCATGGAATCACCGAGCCTATCATCGACATCGATGGGCACAGCGTGTACTGGAGGAAACATGCCTGAGCGAATGGCAAGGCCCGGCGACATGTCCAAGGGCGAAGACGAGCAGGAAGTCGAGCTACATGCTCTACGCGACGAGAATGATTCTCTGCGACAGGAGTGCCAGGAGCTGAGGGCATCAATTAACTCGCATAATGACTTCATCAACGAGATCACATCAATAATACCTCGGTCGTATAACATGGACGCAGCACCAGAGACAAACATCATCCACTTCCTGAAGGACATGCAGTCGATCGCCAGTATCCTCGCCAAGCTAACGGCCAACTACCGGTGAGCCGCCGACTGGCTGGTTTCATATCAGCGTACATGACGCGCCCCGTTCCTGCCCGGCTGGCGCTCACCGTACGTGGTCCGGTATGGGCATCCCGCTCCGTATACCATGCCGAGGGGAACCAGCCAGTCGGCCCCAGGACTGGAAAGATAAAATGATCTTCATCGTCATAACGCTATTCATCATTACCGCAACAATACGTCGCATACGCCGGGGACTCACCAAGAGGCAAGCATTCTATATGTTTGTCATTTACCTCTGCGCGGGGATAACCCTGCGCGCCGTCCTCCTCATGTTCGGAATGTGATATGACTTTTCTCAGGAGTGTCTTCTACAGCACCTGGATCAGGGTCGGTGCCTATATCGTCATCGGCATAGGCGTCAACACAGCTGCACCTCACTACCCTTCATTCAGCGCCCAGTTCACCTGGCAAGTCGATCTTCACTCTCTCGTACAATATATTGTATCGGTCGGCCTATGGCCGCTCAGCCTCTGGCACCCAGAATTCACAGTCGGCAAATGGACGGGACTATAGATGCCAAAACTAACCCATACTAGTACTAGAACGCAAAAAGTACTCCAATTTAAAAGAATCAACGGATTCTATCCTCGTGAAGAACAATGTGGCTCCTGCGATCTCCCAAGGGCTTATCATGACAGCATGGAAACAGACTGCAAATTCGAGAAGACCGGCCGTAAATGTCAAACGACGGTACGCGATTCTAAGGCCCGGACAGGCCGACCCTAGACCGCGATTCTACCGACGCGCCTACGCGGCCGTAGCGCTTACCGGTAGCTTTGTAGGGCTATCGGGCGCGCGGTAGGATCGAGTAGGACCGATCGAGGCAGGCCGGGAACAATGCCAGAGGCAGTTAGTCTACACCAGCATACGACGTACAGTTTCCTGGACGGGCACGGTACGCCAGAACAACATCTCCAGCGTGCGGCAGAACTGGGCTACTCCGCGCTCGCATTTACTGAGCATGGCAACACTTCTTCACACTTCCGCGCCGAGAAAGCCGCCAACAAGATAGGTACAGTCAAGCCCATCTTCGGCATCGAGGCATACACTGCCCCCGGCGAGGAAATGGAGCGACAGACTAAGTATCACCTCATCATGCTAGCGATGAACCAGACCGGGTATCGCAATCTGAATCTCGCCGTTACGCGGAGCTGGAAGCAGTTCAAATGGCACCCGACAATGACAGGCGCGGACGTAGTAGAGTTTAATGATGGGCTCATCGTCCTGTCCGGTTGCTCCGGCAGTAGGCTTGCCTGTGAGATGATCGGCGGCAAGGGCATCCCTGCGCCAGAGACCACGGCTCAAAAGTGGGCGGCATTCGAGAAATGTCAAGGCATCGCAGAACGGTTCGCCAAGTCATTTGATGACGGCCGGTTCTACCTCGAAGTACAGGCATTCCCAGAGCTAGAGTCGACTCGCAAGATCAACACGGCTTACTCAAAGCTGAGCAAGGTAACCGGCATACCGCTTGCAATGACTCTCGACTGTCACTATGTCATGCCTGAAGACAACGAGATGCAAGTCATACTACACGCATGCGGCCCTCAGGGACGCGGCCAGGCTACGGCCGACGAGATGCTGCGGCGCTGGAACTATGATGTGCTGATGACACTGCCTGAGTCAGATAAGATAATCGTCAAAAAGCTGATCGACACCGGCATCCCGCGCCAGCAGGCATGGGAAGCCGTTATGAATACAAGGGAGATAGCGGGCCGTTGCAACGTGACACTGCCCAAGGCCGAACGGCTCCGGTTTCCCTGCCCAGACGGTACAACTGCCGAAGAGCTGATCTGGGAATGGCTACGAGATGGGTGGCGCTACCGCAGGATCAGTAACCGCTCTCGCAAGGACCAGGACTGGTTCGCTGAGCGAGTACAGTACGAAATGAAGCATATCCTCGACAAGGACTTCATCGACTTTTTCCTGGCGACCGCGGATGTGGTACGTTGGTGCAAACATGATGGTAACGGCGTGCCCATTCCGGTCGGCCCTGGCCGGGGTAGTGCGGCCGCAAGCGTAGTTTGCTGGCTGCTAGAGATCACTGAAATTGACCCGGCCCGGTATCCTGGACTAATCTTTGAGAGGTTTATCGACAAGACAAGGACAGACCCGCCAGACATTGACCTGGACTTCGCAGACGACCGCCGTCGTGAAGTGCTCGAATACCTGAAGGGGAAATATGGAGATGACTGTGTTGGTACCATTGCTAACTTTGTCCGTTATCGAGGCAAGAATAGCCTGGTCGACGTGGCCAGGGTGCATGACGTACCGAAGCAGGCAAAGGACATCGTTTCTAATCTCATCATCGAGCGTAGTGGTGGAGATTCCCGGTTCGATGCCACGCTGGCTGATACGGCGGAAATGTTCCCGAATGCTAAACAAATCTTCGACGCCTTTCCTAAGCTGTGGCTTGCCACCCGGCTCGAAGGTAACGTGCGTGGGATGTCCGTTCATGCAGCAGGTCTCGTTGTAGCGAACAGTCCTATCACTGACGTATGTGCGACGTACGAGCGCGACGGCCGGCAGGTCCTGAGCATAGACAAATACGACGCGGAGTACGCGGGCATGCTCAAGATGGACTTCTTGGGTCTTACTACAATGGGCATGATAGCCCGGTGCCTAGAGCTAACCGGCCTAACACTGGAGGACCTATATGCGATTCCAGATGACGATCCAGACACACTATCTATCTTTCAACGCAATGACGTCGTCGGAATATTCCAGCTTGAGGGTCGCGCTGCCCGAATTGTCTGCAGGGATGTATGCCCAGATAACTTCTGGCAAGTTGCTGCTGTCAGCGCACTATGCCGGCCAGGACCATTGTTTTCAGGTACGACGGCGAAATATTGCGATGTCAAGCATGGGCGGGAAAAGGCTGTACGTTACCATCCCGTGGTTGATGAAATCACCGCTGATACCTTTGGGCAAATCATCTACCAAGAACAAATCCTGAAGATACTCCAAGTCATCGGCGGCTTCGATTGGACAGACCTCAATGAGATTCGCCGCATCATTGCGAAGAAGATTGGCCAGGCTGCGTTCCAAGTATCTATGCAGAACTTCATCGACGGCGCAAAGCGACACCATGGCATGGACGCTCAAACTGCTGAGGAAATATGGAAGCATCTAGTCACGTCGGGAACGTATGCATTCAACATCGCTCACGCCGTCAGCTACTCTGTTGTATCGTGGTGGTGCGCCTATCTCAAGGTACACTGCCCAGTTGAGTTCTACGCATCATCGCTCTACAAGGCCGAGCCCGGCAAGGAGAAAGAGTTCAAGTTGATGCGCGACTCGATCGCTCATGGTATCCCGGTCCGCGCTCCGAACTGGAGCAGTGGCCGGACATGGCAGCCGTTCACCGATAAGAGCGGAACCTACCTAACCGCTGGCCTAACGTCAGTCAGGGGCATCGCTGACAAGACAGCGACCGCGATACTCCGCGCGGGGGATGAACAGCCTTTCACCTGCTGGGCAGACATGATCCGAGCTAACGGTGTCGGCCCGAAGACCGTCGAGTCAATGAAGCAGTTCGCGGATGACGA